GTTGGCTAAAGACTCGTGCTAATGCTATGAGGAATGCAACTCCAACGAAAATTAACCGTTCGGTCAAAGCACGGGTTGAAAAAATGTAAGGATAACAAGCTGATCATGTCGGTATTTGAATTAAAATTCTTTTCATAGTCGTGAGTGATGTACCACATAATAGAGCGCATACCATGATGTATGATAAATCCCACCACCTACGGCTAAAAGCAATTACTGGTAATATGGTAAGTAAATACATACCGTGACCCGATATTGGGGCAATAGATATAGGTCTTTCAGAATGAACTGCAATTGTACTTGCTATAACAAAAATAAAATCTGTTATATCAATTATTCTTAGTAAATTGAAGAGTTTAACAAAAGATATAACAAGAGCCAATCTAAAACCTATTTGTACAGTATTATTATAATTTACTGCAACTACGTCAAAACGGACTCTTGTCAGAGTTTGGGGTTCGACTATCACTGGTGGGGGAATTTCTTCGTTGAAGGCTATAGCTACGGAGCCATCAGGTCCTTCAACTACCAGGTGTCTGCATCCCTCCATAGACTTAATACCTATATAACTTTATTGTTTAAGTTTCAAATAAAATATATACCCAAAGTAAATCGCGTATTTTAACTAAGGCTGTCATTTACAGATTTTTGATGTTTTTTATAACATTATTTGTGACGTATTTATTCTTAAAAGATAAAAAGGAAACCCTCAAATATACCATTCTAATGGAAATCATAACGTTTATTTTTTATTACACGTATGAAATAGCATGGAATTCGGTACCAATTAGCACTTAATTTTACGGTTGACTATTTTAGTGGGTTCAGCGATTTGTTTGAGATGTATAACGTGATGAGAGAAATTATATTTTGGGAATGCATCCTTGATTTTATTAGAAAGTAAACCAGCTTGAACTATTAAAGGTATACCTGTGCATACAGACCTTTGTTCCATTGAGAGAAATTCATCCTCCATTCGAACAAAATTCTTTAGCCTATCACTACTCACCCCATCCTTGTGCATCATGACATACACCGCCTTGGAATCACCATCACTGATGTAAAAATATTTAGAACCGTCAACCTCATCCGACTTTGTGTGTTTTTCGTAGAGGAGAAACAAAACAATAAGAATCGCTATCGCGTATATCATTTACTTTTACACAGAAATTAGTTTCGAGAGGTCAGCAACCTTTTGGAGAATGTTCTGGAACTTGTAAATATCGTCGACAGCCTCGGGTTTCATAATCTCCAATTCAATCTGATAACTCGCTTCCTCCTCGGAATCCATATCAGCATTATCTCCCGAAGAGATGGTCATGTCGATACTGAGATTCTTACGCACGAAAGAGTGTCGAGTCTTGGTTCTCTTTCGGTCCATCTCATACTCCCCAGTTGTGGGAATCTCTCTCGCCACACAAAATCGCACGTCAAGGGGGTCACACTTGAAGTCTTCCTTGATGACACTGATTTTTTGAATCATAGTCTGCTCACCAGATTCCTCATCAGAGGTGATGCGAATGTTGTTGCTGTCACTGTAGTATACGTCAGAGGTGCTCATCTTAACGCTTTCCCAGCCGTCATACTTCTTCAGACCCTTGAGGACACGCTTCCAGGTGTCTTTACCTACATTTGTATCAAAGAGGGAACCATTGTGCTTCCCTAGACGAATTTCAACTTCGATATCACCCTCATTCTTATGGGCTTCAAAGATGGGGAGAACTTTGTTGATGATGGCTTGAATATCCATGTTGATTTTTTCTTAACATTTACACATTGCGTCATTCTCTTAAGTGTTTTATGTACATAAAATGTAATGAAAGGGTTTGAAAACCACGGAAATACTTGTTATTTCAATACAGCCCTTCAATGTTTGCTTTACATTCCAGTACTGTCAAACTATTTAATACGACACCCATACACCGGGGATTGTATGTTCACGAAGGAGTACTCAAACCTCGTGAAGACCTATTGGACCAAGGGTCAGGATAAAGTTGATATAAATCCACTGCTCACCCACTTTCGTGAGAAGTTTCCAAGATTTGGAACAAAAGAACAACACGATGTACAAGAAGCAATTCTGTGCATCATTGATATCCTAGAAACGTCAAGACCCGAAATTAAACCATGGTTTTACGGAAAGAAGATACAAGAAACTATATGGCCGGGTGGAAAATCAACAAATGAAGAGGATTTTAGTGTTCATTTGATAACCTCTGAGGGTACAGATATGGGTGAAATGCTTTCTAAAAGCACGGATTGGTACACGATTGAGAATTTTGAAGACAACAAAGGGAAGAAACACCACGTCGCAACTACCCGTATGCTCTTTTCAAAACTTCCTCAGATTTTGATGATTTCATTTGATCGGAAGAGTCATATCGAAATTATTGAGAATATATTGATTAACGACTATGAATACAATCTCGTTTCGACCGCTGTACATGTTGGTGCACAAGACGACGGACACTATGTGAGCTTTGCGAAGAGACGTGATAAATGGTTCTGTATTAATGACGAAATGGTAAGGGAGGAGGAACTACCTGACCAGGCCGGATTCTATTTTATGGTGTATAATTTGAAAAATTAGACCCAAGCAGTTCCAGGGAATGTGAATGTGTATGTAGCAGCTTCGGTTGTAATAGCGGGTGTCTCCTTAATGACAGTCGTACCATCCGCACCAAGAATTACAGCTTTGACACCAATAGCACGTTTTTTACAGCAAGAAGTGCGGTTTGTAATCTTAATCTTCTCAATCTCTTGGACTGAACCTAAATCGACCAAGAATTCATCTAACACATCCGCGGCACGACCCCAAGTGTGGGCGAAATTTGTCATGTTACCATCCACAAGATTGGTACCTGGGTAACCAGCCGATAATGAAGTCCCAGTTACAGTCTTACCCGCGGCTAAGCTGGTTGTACCATCCTTAGCAAAAACCTCAAGCTCAGCGAGGTTGAGGATCTTATTTTTATCGTCGGCATTACCCGCCGCGCTATTATCTTGGGCAACAGTGTGCACTAACTTCACGTACTGGCCGCTTGGGAGGGTTGGTACCACTGGGGTTTTTGCACCCGCACCAGAAATGTCACCTCCATCTATTTCCTTTTCTTCACCACCCATCATTAGGGAAGCTACACTAGAGGAACAACATACCATCATTCCGACACCGGCTATAGCGGCAACAGCAGCCATTGTTTTTATTATATTAAGTCAACATTAAAAATTTGGTCTACAATCTAAAAACTCCTTCATCTGAATATTCTCCTTGATGTTCACGATTGTCCTGTAAAAAGTCCGTCGATTGTTGGGATAGTTCTTATCGGTTCGTCTCTTTAGGGGTCTCCACCACATCGGTTCTTCATGGGTTATGTACTTACACTCTACGATTGCACCATCTTCAAACCATGGCTCATCTTCCATACGATTGAATGGAATTTCCGACTCGAAGAAAAGTTTCCCCTTCTCTTGTACATACAACCTCCACGCAGGTGTACCAGCTTTGAATCCAGGTGTTTCCCTAGACGGTTCCCACTTCATGAGGAAATCCACAGTGTTCTTCTCCTGTGGCTTCCATTTGAACATCGTCTCATGGGTACCAATTCTTATGGGTTCATTGACAGGTGTAAACACGAGACCATCAATCTTTTGTTTAACCGTTGGGAGGTACTCATCCATAAACTTCCCAAAATCCCTCATTTGGTGAAACGTTTTACACTTGAGTCGATACTGGTCAGATTTCATATAAATGATTGACTTCATGATACTTCGCGCCGCTTCAAGCCTCTTCATCAAATTGAGGTCCCATACAGATTCACCATTTACCCAAACAGCATCATATACCATGAGAGTATCCTCGTATAACTCACCGTCAAGAATAGTCCCATCATAGGCACTCTTCTTGAGATTGATAGGTACTTCAAACATATTGAAAGCTCGATTCACAAATATACACTTTTTTTTACCTTCAAACATACACGCAACCATCATGTACCTTTCCCCATCAGTCTTCTCACATACTAGGTATTCTGCACCTTTGAGAACAGGGAAATGTCTGTGTTCGATAGAAATCGGTTGAGGCCCAGGGAAATAGTCTTTACTACCCCACTTTGCATGAATGTATTGCACAACATATTTGTAAAGTGGGGATTCCAACTTTATAGACATGTTTTATGTTCAGTTTTAAACTTTAATTTACTTTTATACCCGCAGCGTTGAGGATATTACTTACACATTCATGTGTATAAGTCATCACCAACTTAGCTGCCGTAAACGCATAAATTCGAACACCTTGTTCCGTGAATTTAGCAAACATCTTAGGATTGACTGTCCATTTCCCAGATTTTTTATCCTTGATTGTCTTAATGACATTTTTAGTGTTCATACACCAGGCTTTAGAGGTTGTCGAGTTTACCTTGTAAATATCATCCGAAATTTTCGCACCAACATCAGTATCGAAATGAAGACCCATCTGTTCCGTGGGTTCTGTTGAACCAGCATTCACCTTATGTTTGAACAGTTCCCAATCTATACCTTCTTTTACCCCTGGGAAAACAAGCAAACCAACCGTGTCATGCTTTTCAAAACACTGGGCAATTGATTTTTCATCTAGAGAAATACCGAAATCAACGAAAATAATCCGATCATGACTTTTCATATATCTCTGAATTGCTTCAGCCTTTAGAAAAGGATCATCATCTACGTATGAAATCTCGTTGTCAACCCCTTTTTGCATACATGACAGGTTAATTCTAAGAACTGTGTGTAATGTTTTAACACTACACGATTTTGAACGAGTGACGAGTAAGGTGGTAAGCTTCATACGACTAGGTCGGCTCTAAACCTTAAGCCTTTCACCTAGACACCCAGAGAATGGTAGATTCCCTACATGCCCCAACGTAGTGTTTACATCTGCGTAAATTTTACCATCTACTTGTTGCCAACGACGACAAAATGCATAGTCTTCAGATAAATACCGTCTGGACACCGGGTCTATCATACAGTCAAAACACGCGTGATACTCGTCGAAATCTCTATTCTGGTGATCATTCTTACACCAGAGTTCTGGAAACTTATCCTCCAACGATTTAAAAACGGAACGTTTAATCATCATAAACCCTGTGGGTCCATCTAGAATCTCGATAAACCCATTTTCAACTGGTCTATTCAGTGCCCCAAAGTTAATAACGAGACTCGATGACAACATAGACATATCACGGGTATCACCCCTCTTCAAGGCTTCCGCAGCTTGGTCCCACATCACAACCTTCTTGGGATAACACGCAACTGAGATGTCATGCCCAGATTTCAAGAGTCGTACAACTGCGGCAGGGTCAAAATGTACATCAGCATCTATAAACATGAAATAGTCACAATCTGTTTTTTGTAAAAAACGACCGACAGCTACATTACGGGCACGGTGCACGAGAGACTCATTTTCTGTAGTATCCAAATAGAGTTGGATTCCCTCTTTTATTAAAAGAACTTGAAGTTGAATTATACTACTCATATACTTTTCCAAACATAATCCACCATAGCATGGTGTAGAAAGAAACAACTTCGTCATATACTATGTCTAACCTTTCGCCTCTAAGTGCTTTTTAATTATAGTTTCTATCTTATTCAATGTGGGGATAGAAACGGAACATTTATCACACATTTCTGTTTTAGTAATTCGATCACCAATGACAATGTAAATTATCGCTGATGCAACACTATTTGGGGTTTTACTCATGAGTGCTACACAATCCTCTGTAGAATTACACATTCGAACACATTTTAACCTCTCTTCTCGAGTAATTTCAAAAGCATTGAGAAGTCTTTGCATTACGTCAAATGACTTGGTTACGTAATTTTTCTTTGTAGCCCCCAATATATTCTCCTTGAATATATCTGTTGTTCGACTCACATCTTTCGATTGAATTCCAAACATATCTGCAATTTCTTTGGTTGTTCTTGGATTTTTAGCAAGTCTACACGCGTATAGAACACAATTGGCTTTGATACCCAAACGTACAGCACCTCTGGTGAGTTTTTCATTATTGAATTTTCTGTATAATATTTTAGCGTCTTTTAGAATAGAATCTTGTAGTGTATGACATGCTTCGTCAATATCTTTGTACGCGTGAAACAATGACCGGTCTTTGTGATTCATAGACATGTGGAAATTGATTTTAGCCATTCGTTTATTCTCATATGTTGAAGAGTGTTGTGTAGATATAATTGTACCCTTACCCCACGCCTGTGAGAAAAGTTCCGGATTTGCATTCGGATTACCACACCTGGCAGGGTCATTTACTTTACCATCATCTGTCATTCCACTCGTCCATTCAGCTGAATCATCTATGAAATAAGAATCAACAAGTCCACATTCAGAACACGTGGGGAGTCCTTCACGTGTAATAACTTTTACACCGGAACAAATTTTACATATACTATTATTAACTGGCTTTTCTTCGGTTGTTTTTGGTTTTATTTCTTCTAGTTGTTTCCATATAGCTGCCAGCATTGTTTTGAATGTGGTACTCTTTTTTAAAATTTTTAAACAACGCATCATGCACTTAGGCGTCTAACCTTCGTTTCGATTGCATCAATCGTTTCTTTGAAACTCTTTCCACCTGAAGTGGATGGTTCCCACTTGTTCCATTCTTTATCAATCGCCTCATGATCCGGGGGTAAAGGGATATCCTGACCCACTACTTCACTATCGGATACAACAAAACCTTCTAGATCAGACCCACTCTCTTGACCTTCGTCATAAATGTCACTATCACTATCCTCGACGTCTATTTCTGAATAGAATGCAAAACGATCCATACCTAGGGGTTTCATTTCCAGATCTTCAAACGTAGTTCCTATAGGGTAGTGTTCCATAACACTTTCATACGGGGCGGGAGAAAGCTCCGTCGATTCAAGTTCATATACACATGCATTTTTGTAAACCAATTCAGTGGCATTGAGATATCTCAGGCCAAGGGTCTTACCAGTGTTCATCCCAACTATACCGTACATTTGGTCTTCAACACCGTCTTCATTTACTAAAACTTTTACTATATCATATTGATTTATATCAGAGGGCACAATCATGCTTAGAGTTTTCTGACAAAAAATAATCAAGGATAATATCACAGATGAAAGTTATTATTTATTCGAAGGAGGGGTGTAAATATTGTGACCACGCAAAGGAACTATGTGAGTCAGAGAATATCGAGTATGAGAAAATCATGGTCGACAAAGAAGAACTCACTAAATTGTGTGGTGGAAAAGTTGTAGCCTACCCTCAAATATTTATTAACGGAAATCACACCGGGTCCTATTTTGACTTTCAGGACTATATAGAACAAGAGTACGAACCAATCCTATCCCCCACCCTAAACAGATTCACCGTGTTCCCCCTGACGTATCCTGAGCTCTGGGAACTCTATAAGAAGGCTCAAATGTCCAATTGGACTGCTGAGGAAGTAGACCTCTCTAAAGACCTAGACGACTGGAAGACTCTAAACGATAACGAACAAAAATTCATAAAGTATATCCTGGCATTTTTTGCTGGTTCTGATGGAATTGTTTTTGAAAATATCAATAATAATTTCGCTGATGAGGTACAAATCTCCGAGGCTCGTTCATTCTATGCATACCAATGTCACAATGAAATGGTCCACGGGGAGACGTACTCTAAACTTATCGACAAATATATTAGGGACCCTACTGAAAAGAAACAACTTTTCGAAGCTATCCAAACTGTTCCCTGTATTGAAAGAAAAGCAAATTGGGCCATGAAGTGGTTCGACACAGCCCGTCCATTCGCTGAGCGTCTCTTTGCGTTTGCATGTGTTGAGGGTATATTCTTCTCTGGTAGTTTCTGTGCCATTTACTGGTTGAAAAAGAGAGGTCTAATGCCTGGTCTCTGCTTCAGTAATGAGCTCATTTCTCGGGATGAAGGGCTTCACCAGGAATTTGCTGTCGAACTCTTCAAACTACTCAGAAACAAACCTTCGACCGAAACCATCCACTCAATTGTTAAAGAAGCGGTTGAAATTGAAAAGGGTTTCATCATTGACGCACTCCCATGTAATCTCATTGGTATGAACTCTGAGAAAATGGCTGAATACATTGAATATGTATCGGACCGCCTTCTCAAACAAATTGGTCAACCCCCGATTTGGAACTCCAAAAATCCATTTGACTTTATGGAAAATATTAGCCTCGATGGTAAAACAAACTTCTTCGAAAAAAGGGTTGGGGATTACGGGAAAATGGACGATACCTCTGATGAGATTGGGTTCGATGAGGAATTTTAGAAAAAACATTTTACTATCAATTTATCCAAATTGACTGGAAAATGCATGAATTAAATTACTTGAAAAGGGTGCCTTCGGAATCGATAGGTGCGGGTTCGAGCATACGACCACTGTCGACAACCTCAATGGCACGTTCGGCAAATTCGGGTCTTGGGTCGGGGGCCTCCTCCATAGGAACTGGGGCTTCAACAACAACCTTCGTTCCCTTCTTGGCACCACCACATCCACAACCACCCTTCTTCTTTTTACCACCACATCCACCACCTTGCTTCTTGATGTTCATCATACCCCATACGACGAGGATGAACACGAGAGTGTGCACAAGCAGACCCAGGGTAGAGGGGCACCCAGTAGGGGTAGCGATCCAGGACCCGAGGACCCGCCTGACGAGACGGAATGTCTCGGGGTTCGCAACGATGAAAAATGTGAGACCAGAGATGATGGAGATGATCAATTTATCCTCCTGCTTCTGACCACCACATCCACATCCACAATCTTTAAATAGTCCGAGACCACCCATGATTTGTTTTGATATATGTTGAGAAAAAAATGTACAGGTATAGTAATAAAAACAAAATGGCCGCCATAGCTGTAGCCGGTGTTGGTCTTATGGTATGTTGTTCCTCTAGTATGGCTGCCCTAATGATGGGTGGTAGTGAGGAAACCCCAGCCGGGGGTGCGGGTGCGGGTGCGGGTGCTGGTGCTGGTGCGGGTGCTGGTGCGGGTGGTGCTGGTGGTGCTGGTGGTGCGGATGATGTGGATGATGTGGATGAAGTTGTCATTCGGGATGAAAAAACAACTGAAAATGATGCATCCGGTGGTAGTATGATTCATCTGGATCGTCACAATGTAACCTGTGGTGAGGACGGACTTGTTGGTTTTTCCCTAAAAAAGACTGGAAACAACAAAATGTTATATGAATATACTTGCCGGGATGATATTAATACCCCCCTCGAGGCTCAGAAGAACACTGGTTCGAATGATTGGGGTAATAACAACACCATTTATTTAGACCGCCATACAATGGACTGTGGTAAAAAGGCAATTGGTGAGTTTAAATTGACAAGACCGGCCAATAACAAAATTATGTATAACTATAAGTGTAGTGGTAAAGCGACTACTGGCACCTGTCGTGAAGACCTAATGGTTACGAGTACAAAGACTGGACACGGTAATAATAAAACAACTTCTCTCGATGATGTACACCCCAAATGTAACGATGACGAGGTATTAACCAAAGCTCGATTTCTGCGTCATAATGCCAATACACCAACTGAAACGGGATCCTATAAATATACCTGTTGTAAAATGTAAGAACATATTAAAGGATTATATGAGACTATCAACGACAAAAACATAATTAAAGGGGAGCCACATAATATAAATATAACCCACTACAAACAATGTCGCTCACTATCCAGCAATCCACCGAATTCTCCGCTGCCAACGTGCAGTTTTCAAAACTTCGCAAGAACAAAAATGGCGGCAAGGCCGTCTACCTGAACGCCGGCGACAACAAAAAACTCTACCTCCAATTCCCCTTCATGCGCTCACCTTATGGTATGAGTGCGTTTACTGATGAGGCTACTGGACGTACATCATACTCCCTCGACCTCTCATTTGACCCCGATAATGCTGAGGCTATGGCGCTTCACGAGAAGCTCAAGGAACTCGATGATATCATCGTAAACAAGGTGGCTGAGAACTCAGAGGAGTGGCTCGGTAAGTCTTTCAATGTTGAGGTTCTCAAACAGGCTCTCTACAAGCCCATGGTTCGCCCTGGTAAGGAGCAGTACCCATCCACTATCAAGCTGAAGATTCTTGCCAAGCCTGACGGTACATTTGTACCTGAGTCATACTCTATGCAGAAGCAGTCTGTTCCCCTCGACAGTATCGAGAAGGGACAGAAGGCTATGGCTATTGTTGACCTCAACCAGATTTGGTTCATTGATAACAAGTTTGGTGTGACCATCCGTCTCCAACAGGCGCTCTTTGAGCAGTCAGTCAAGCTTCCCTCCTTTGCTTTCCAAGGTGTAAACCTTCCCGAGGATGAGGTTGATGTTGAGGATGAGGATGAGATTGAGGAAGTTGATGAGTAAAAATATAAATCCTAAATAAAAAATTAAAAACTTTTTATTTTTTCAAATACTTTGAATTTCAAAAGTATTTGACAAAATAGAATAAAAATATATTTCAATTATAAGTATGAACACTATCCTAAAGAAAATACTCAGGGGTAAAAAGGCGTGTGCACCAAAATCTGAACTATGGATGGAAAAGTTTAATGGTTCCATGATGAAGGGTTCTACTGAAGTTAGTCGGGGTAAATACGGTATAGTATATCGTGGATGTATAGACAATAAGTGTAAAAAGTATATAGCTTACAAAGAAACCCGTGATCCATCTGCTAAAATGGAATATACCATCGCAAAAAAACTCGAAGAATTTGGAGTTCCTAAAGTGTATTTGTATAAAGAGTGTGATGGTAAGTCTATTCTCTACACTGAATACGTAGATGGTAAGACATTCTACGAGTGGTGGAAAACACAACCTACAATGGAAGCCATGAAATCAGCAATGGTGCAGATTATTTACACTCTCTACAAAATTCAACAGAAGTACCCAGGATTTAGACATCACGATCTTCATACAAGTAACATATTGGTCAAATCTGTACCCAAAAAGGATATTGAGATTAAACTGAAAGGTAAAAAGTATCAAATATCAAATGGTGGTGTGGAAGCTGTGATGATTGATTTTGGATATTCGATGTGGCCTCGTATCAAGAATCCCGAGATTAATACAAACAAGTACAGAAATATAGGAATCTCTAGGAACTCACACCCCCTCTATGATTTAAGTACATTCCTGATTAGTGTATTTCAGATGGTTAAATACCCGGGTGATAAGGAAGAAAGACAAATACATAATTTCATTAAATCCCTTTATCCAGAGTCGTATCGTAATATGAAAACCAACCGTGTAAAAAACTACCGAATTCGAGGAAACATGAATGCCGAACACAGTAAGGTTTTACCCGATTTTGAAAAGGTCTTATCTAGACCATTCTTCACAGGTGAGTCTAAACTCGATGAAGTCCTTAAAAAGGTTGCACCTAAACCCAAACCCCCAAATAAGGTTGCACCCCCCAAACCAAAGACACCAGTAAACCCAAAGAATGCCATGGCACGTGCGATTGCTGTCATGAAAGCTGGTAAAGGGAAGAAAATGAAACCTAGACCACCTGGTATCGCGAAACCCCGAACCCCTAATAACAATCCCAATAACTATATTCCACTCGCTGAACTTGCTAAAAAACTGTGAAAATTAAATCTCAGTCCATAATAAATGCAGCGCTCAACGATTCTAGTCGCCGTGGCAATCATCCTCGTCATGTTCTTACTCTACAGGACCAGGAAGACAACCCCCACCGTTGCTGGTGGTGGTAAAAAGTGGACCATTTACGGAACCAAGGGGTGTGGATGGACAGTCAAGCAGTTGGACTACATGAAGAAGGCTGGTAAGCCCCATGTGTTCGTCGATTGTGAAAAGGGTGGATGCGACGGTATGACCGCTTTCCCCACCCTCAAGGGTCCTAACGGGGAGAAAATCGTTGGGTACAACGAGGTTTAAATCATTTATTATTCAAGAGTTGATTGTATCAACTTATCAATAATGATTATTTTATAGAATATTACGTAGTAGTGCGAGTACCTCTCCACCACAAACCACCTTCAGTTACACCAGGCTTCCCTCTCACATCACGGCGACAATTAGCTGAGAATGGCTTATGTGTACATGAAGCCGCTTGACCTTCACCATTATTTTCCTTATAGATCATGCAATTAACGTTATCACCTGTGTGCCAATCCACAGAGAAACCCGGACATAGGGAGTTGTCTTTACACGCAGCTTTGCATTCTTCTACAGCATTTGCTGGAACATCTACAAAAAACTGTGAATAAGGATACCCTGATTTAACCCCATCCAAACGAGAAGTTGCCATTTTTGTAAATACGCTACCTGAAGTAAAAGTTTCTGGATTACTAGCCTCAATTTGAGAAGGGGTCCCGACTGGAGCGGCTGGAGCGGCATCCTCATCATCTGACTCTGACTCTGAATCTGAATCTGAATCTGCCACAACTGGGTCTTCCTTTTCTTTACCACCCATCATCATAGCAGCCGCCGCACTGGAGGAACCACACACAACCAAAAGGCCGACACCTGCAGCGATAGCAGCCATCGTTTTTTATTACTATACTCTGGGGTTTTTTTACTGATATGATTGGTGTTTCAACTTATCAATAATGGAAATTAGATACCACGCACGATTTGGAGGGCGAGAGAAAGGATGAACGCATCGGTCAAGTTGTTGATGGGCTTGAGCACGGAGATGTGCTTCACGAGGGAGCGGTTCCATACGACACGGAGAAGGAATGTGCTGACGAGCACAACGAGCATAAAGGTGAGAATCTCGGTGAGCACCTCAGACCTGGACTTAGCTTTGGCAACCTCTTGAATCATTTATTACATGTGGATATTTTTTTCTAGGTTAACTACAAATGAGGGTGCTTCCCCTGAGTGGTTCAGAGAGTAGGTATACAAACAGGCGGTGGTCTACACCAAAGGGTATTGGAAACAATAATTGTTATGCCTATGCCGTTGGGGACTATGAGGCGTATAGGTGGCAAAAGTCCATCCCAGGTGATCGTTCTGGACTTTCGAATGGAAACCACAACTATACCCACTGCACTGGTCTCCCTGGTCGCGTTATTTCAGACAACCCCAAAAAGGTGTACAGAGCCGGTGCTGACGAAAAATGTAAAAAAGGGTATTTCAAGGTTATGATGTTTGTTTCTCCTGGGAGGCCCATGAACTATATTCGACAGGGAGATTTCCACTTTTACAAACAACATGGTGTAATTGAATACAAAATCAAACCAGGTGATACCATGAAAGCTGTCGCCAAGTTCTTCAAGATTCCTGAATCACGGGTAAATAAGGGGGGTGCGTTCAAAGTTGGTAAGCGTGTCGTTTTCAAGGCCAATGTTTTCAGTCACAAGCGTGGTTGGGCTACGGGTCCACTTCTGACTGATGCTAAAGGTAAGGCCATAACAGACCCTCGGAAGGCTTCAAGGGACTATCCAGGTCTAAACTACGAAAAGTATTGTAGTTCATTCTGTGTCAAGGATACTGGGATCAAAGTCGGTAAGACTCACCCCAAGGTCCGCTAAAATACTATCTAGGTCGGGTACTTCGTCTACATCAAAATTGATGTCAAATAGGTCTAAGACGTTAAATATAGAATCCTCATTCAAGGACACAGAATTCGCCGTTGCTGTGTAATTGTTCTGTACACTGACAGTAATTTTAAACTGTGTACCATCTATAATTTTTCGACAAATCGGGCATGAATTCTTACCTTGGTCTTTCCACTCCTGTAGACAGTGGGAATGAAACACATGTCCACACCGGGCTGGAGGATTTTTCCTCGTGCACCGGACTTCACTGAGACATATGGAACATGTTGACATTCTATAGGATGGTTTTAAAGTTTTTTTGGGGATTTTTCTCACTTAGTACACGTCGGGCATCTTGAGAAGGGGTACGTTGCAGTTGTTGCAATCTTTCTTACCTTGAACCTCTTGGATCTTCGACATGAGTTGAGGACCCTGGGATTGCAGGAGCTTACGGTAAGAGTAGTTATCTTCGAAAGAGATACCATTTTGCTTCATAATATAGTTGTTGAAGAGTTGGGCTGAGGAGTTCATGGTGAAACACCGACCATCGGCCATACCAAGTCGTTGCGACATATTGTTAATATACATTTAGAAATTTATTTGTCTATTGGTAATTGTTCTCATCCAAGAATTGAACCCCCGCTCCTTGAGAAGTTTGACAAAAGGATCACACCTGTATCCCAAATAAATATCAAACACGTCAGTGTCCTCTGTGCGCGACACCCGAATTTGGGGATTCTCGTTGATGTGTTTGTTGATAATGTTGTATCCAAATGCAATCTCTTTGAGAGTCTCCGCCCCTGTGATGATAATTTTTCCAGTACTGAAAATACTGCATGTAATCTCCTTCATATCCTCTGATGGCTTGAACTTAATCTTCACTGCAGAGTATCGGTCTGGTTCAAAGGAAACCTTGAAAATGTCATCGTACTCCTCAAACCAATCTGCAACCTTCATGAGATTGATATTGTAGTTGAGACTGAAGTTGGAGTTAATCATGACAACACGAAACGAGTCCACTGGAACCTCAATTTTCAAATCCAAAAAGGTTTTGAAAATATGAACAAGCTGGGTGATGATACGTTTGCAATCGAAGAGGTCGCAACACCCCGCAACTTGAATCGAGCCATTAGGGAACACCTTGACAGACTTGGTACTGTAGGTGTCGTGATAGGTTAGGGTCACCTGGTTGTAGAAGGTTGTTGGTTTCAATTTCCACTCAAACCCCTCCGTCTTGGTACCCACGCGGCGCATCTTGTAGGAACCGATTTCTTCAAACAGGGATCGAAGTCTCTTTACGTCTATTTTTTGGACAAAGCTAGACACCATAGTGATTGTCGTAATCTTTATCCATGAGGGTCTGGTCTCATCTGGTAGTTCTTTTCGTATCTCATCGAGCGTTAGGAGATAGGAAAAGCTATTATTTGCAATAGTTGAATACATTTTTGGACATACTTTTTACATTGTGGGTGGCTCACTTAGGTGTTCGTTTAGGGAATTGTGTATTCCACCACGGTTGGGGTGGGTGAATCTTCATTAGCACCCTTTGAAGTTGACAAAACTTCAGTGCCATTCTCTTTTATAGTCCAACCTGGTACATACTTGGGTCTGAAATAGTCAATGGTGAATTTCGAAACCTTTGAAGGCATTGTGATAGTCAACAGTTTAGTACCTACAACAGCCTGACCCGCTTTCCACGCCGACCATGAGAGATCGTTCATAGCTGCGCCGTCTGCTGGTTCGGGGTCATTAATTCCATAATTGTCTCCCTCACATTCGTATCCACCCCCCTTACTATTGCACTTAGCCCACTCGGGTTCCTCGTGCATTTCGAGTTGATCACTTGTTATCCTGACACCATCAGCTTCAATATCGGTGATGTGAATATTGAACTTATCGGTGTGAGCAGTCTGTTCCTTCACAATAAATTCATATACATATTCGGTTGGTGTATCAGCTCCTGCTCCGGAAATGTCACCTCCATCTATTTCCTTTTCTTCACCACCCATCATCATGGCGGCAGCAACAGAAGAAGAACACACCATCATAAGACCGACACCGGCTACAGCTATGGCGGCCATTGTTTTTATTACTATACCCTGGTATTTTTTTTAGTTAAAGATGAGACTCTCCATTTAAGTACATGACCTCTTTCCTTAAATCTGCAAAGCATGTTTTTGATGTGGAGTCTGACCTTTCCTACGTCGAGATTGTCTATGACCGCTACACCAGGGGTCAAGGGTATTCCACCTTTACGGATTACCTCAACACGGACCCTCTCGCGGATTGGATGGCTCTTGAAAGTGGGAATCACTCGATTCCTTATGAGAAATTCCTGGATACAATGGTTAAGAAGACCCTTGAGGTGAGACAGCGTATGGCTGAACTTTCACTCGAGAGCTTCCTTACGTATGATCAGGATATTCGTACATACGTGCGTGTAGCCCACGCAGTGAGGATTTTAGATCCAACATTTCAACCACCCCGTATTAATATGGAGAGTGCTTGGCAAGTGGAGTTTATCAAGAAGATGTGTGAGGAGGTCGTCATCGACGCTATTCAGGACT